CGCAAGACGCAAGACGCAAGAAACATTTAACATGTTAACGGCTGCCGAGAACATGCTCCAGGATTTTTGTCATGTCTTTCGTTTTCAATTGACAAGTGGCAAGTAGTCCTTTTTCAGATAATTCAATGGCTTGACGACCCTCAAATAAAAATAGGTCGGAGGTAGAGAGGTGCTTGACCAAGAAAAAAGACAACCCTTTTGCATTAAATAACGACATATTCCAAGCAATTTGAGAGGTTTGCAATAAAACGTGGTTGCTTTTAGTTGCTTTTAATTCAATAAACACAGATTTACCATTATGACACAAAAATGTGTCACACATTCCATTTGATACTCTGTTTTCAATTCTCTGATAATGTGTTTTTGGAGGTAGGTTTTTCTTCAATAGCAACCAAAGGTTCTTCTCTGACATCTTCTACTTTCTTAAAATTACCATCAATAAATGCATGAGGATACTCTGATCTAATTTGATTTAGTCTTGCAACAATTTCTTCTCGACTAAGTTTATCTAATTGATGGATATGATTTTGTTCTCTTCGATCAACTGTTAAACCACCTAATGCAGATCTTGTTTTCTCTGCATTTATTGATGCAGAAAATTGTCCCTCTTCTTCTGCTTTGTGTGATAGCTCAGATAATCTTTTCAATTGACCAATTAAAGTCACTCCATATCTTCGTTCTCTTTCATCTCGAAGTTCTTTTATATATTCAGTAACTAATGGAAAGTGTTTTCCATTTAACATTCTTGATGCATGAAATTTAGCACTATCCTCAGAATAACCACTTTTAATTGCACATTGTCGAGCAGAATAAATACCCTCGACATAATGTTTAGCAAACTCTTTTTGTCTTGCAGTAAGTTTTGTTTTATTTCCCATGAAAACTAATATAAGGGATTTTCACAACCATTTCAATTCAGAAAAATAAAAGTCTTATGTGTGTGCATTTAGATTGTAATAAAGCTCAATTGTCAATGAATAGGTGTGAAAACGTGAATAAACTGTGAAAATTATTTGATAGTGGATAAGGGATAGAAGACAGTTTTCACACTTTCACACTTTCACACCTATTTTCTCAAAAACTTTTTCAAATTTATTTTCGTTGTGAAAAACCCTATATAGTAGATATAATTGCAATTAAATGTAAAAAAGTGTTTGACATATATAATTACTAAGTTTAAACTAAAAATAATGAAAAATAAATTGGAGGTGTAAATGAATACATACAATAAATTATCAAGACTATATCAGAGGTGGTTACAAAGAAATAGACTTAATCCTCTGATTAGTGCAGACGATCTTTTATATGACCATCATTGTGGGAATATAACTTTATCAAACATTCAAGAAAAATGGATTAGAAAATTTGTTAATGTTTGGTGGAAAGCAGAAGAGCATGAATTTGAGAAAAGTAAAACTGACCAAGATAAAATCGGAGAATTATGGAATGAATATCTTTATCGTGACAAAAGATCATTCAACGAATATTTTTCTGAGGAATTTGGATTTACTTGTAACGAGGGTATTACTTACAAGCAGATGCTAGTCTTGTGTCAGAAATTACTTAATACTGAAAACAAAACATGGAGGAAGTAAAATGATCAATGGTCAATTGAAAATTATGCAAGACACATCTGCAACATTACAGTTTGAATGTGAAGAATGTGTTGGAGAGGGATACATTCCCATAAGCAATGAAGAAGTTGTAACATGCAAAGAATGTGGTGGTCGAGGATGGACAGAAAATTTATCCTCGATACCTCAAGATTTATTTATCAGAATAGGGAGTAAATGATGGGTAGAGGATACAGTATTAGAAAAAATGTTTATGTAAACAGACATTTACATGCAGTTGCTATAGACAGAGTAAAAAAAGCATTTGGAAAAAAATATTATGATGATCCAGATGGAACAGAAAGAGAGCCAGAGTTAGATGAAATTTTGTCAATCTTTGTTGTTCTGTTTGATGAGAAATATGGAGGAGTAAAAAATGAAAAAATTATATAATGTATTTTATGTTAACAACGATCAAGGTGGGTTTGAAGATTATAAAACTTATGAAACGACCACAGATAATTTTGATAAGTGGTTAGCAGAACATAATGCCAAAAGAAAAGCAGAGGGACACAGAATAGAAGATGCAGACGAATTTTCAGTAGAACTAATTAATCTGTCTTTGTATAAAGTGGAGAATGAGTAATGAAAAATAGAAACATATCTCATAGTGATAATTGGGAAACTCCAAAGGAATTATTTAATTCTCTTGATGCAGAGTTTGGTTTTGACTTTGATCCATGTCCTTTGAATTGCACTGACTTTGATGGTTTACAAATAGAGTGGGGAAAATCGAATTTTATTAACCCTCCCTATAGTCAAAAATTAAAAGAAGCATTTGTAAAAAAAGCGATTGAAGAATCAAACAAAGGTAATCTTTGTGTTTTACTTCTTCCAGTAAGCACAAGCACCATTTTATTTCATGATTATATTTTACCTAATGCAATTGAAATTAGATTTCTTAGAGGTCGTGTAAAGTTTAAAGGTTACAATACTTTTGGAGAGTTAGTGGATAATAAAGTAGGTATGCATGATAGCATGGTTGTAGTTTTAAATAACACTTGCAAAGACTTGTAATTTAATTTATTAATATTATATATGTGTAAAGGAGTTCAATAATGAGTAGATTAAAAGATTTATTGATTAGCATTGAGGAACATATTGGAGAGTTACTCAATGAAGATGGATTGACGAATGAACAAGCATTAAAGGTTATCGAGCAAGAAAAGTTCGTGGTCGGTGGTCAGACGTTCAAAGGCAAGTTTGTTCGACAATGTGCAGAGCAGATCATAAAAGATAATATAGATGATTTGTATAATAAACCATATCTAGAAGTTATTAATGGAGGAAAAAATGAAGATTAATAAACTAGAATTAAAAAATATCTCTTACTACGAGAGAGGGAGTGAAGAAACTCCATGCTATAATGCAACAGTATATGTCAATGGCAAGAAAGCAGTTGAGGTATCAAACGATGGTCGAGGTGGATGTGATAGACAACATACCTATCCACAGTTCATGGAAAAATGGGATGGCGAAAATGTTTACCGAACTCTTAATGAATATTGTGTCAAAACATTTGGTAGTGAAAAGTATGAATGGGGAGAAGTAGATATTGATTTTGAGTCTTGGTGTCAAAAAGAAATGTTTATCGCTCAAGACAAAAAACTTTTAAAAAGGACAATGAAAAAGAATGTCATGTTTTTTGAAACCAAAGAAGATATTTCAAAGGGTAGATATTATCTCTATAAAATTCAAAACAATGTCATGGGTTTGATAGCTTATATAAAAGATAAGTATCCTCAAAGTATTATTCTAAATGATATGTCTTTTGATGATGCATTAAAAACTTTTCGTAATGAGGTGGCATCATGAACGATTTACAATGGTTAAAGTTAGATGTATCTCTTCCACATTATGTAGGAAAGTTATTAGAAAGAACAATTGATCTTGCAGATGATAAAGAGCTACAAAAATATCATCAATTTAGAAACGATGTAGAACAATTAATTACCAAATATTATGGAGGAAACAATGGGTAGATATTATAATGGAGATATTGAGGGTAAGTTTTGGTTTGCAGTCCAATCAAGTGATGATGCAGATTTTTTTGGAGTGCAAGGTTGTCCCCCAGATAATTACTTAGAATATGGTTTTGATGAAGATAATTTATCTGATGTAAAAAAAGGTTTAGATGAATGTCTTGAAGAGTTAGGCAAAAATAAAAAAATTCTTGATGATTTTTTTGAAGAAAAAGAGGGTTACAATGATGCTATGCTCGTCAAACCATTAGGACTTAATAACGAAGATGAAGTAAAACCCATTTTAAAATGGTATGCAAGGTATGAACTTGGTAAACAAATTTATGATTGCATAGAAGAAAATGGTCAATGTCATTTTGAGGCAGAGTTATGAATAGAAAATATAAAAAGAAAATACCAAACATAACACATAACGGTATAATAAATGTTTGGGACTATGTGTCATTTGAAGATTATCCAAATGAATATGGCAAAAGAATTTACCTAGATATACAAGGATTAGTAGGTGCATCAGAACATGAACTACAAAGTAATAAAAGATATAAAAACTTTGAGGTTGAATCCTATGGTGTAAAAAGGTGGGAGTATTAGATGCTCAAACATCTTGATTTATGTAGTGGTATTGGTGGGTTTGCTCTTGGATTTAAATGGGCAAACCTATCCAAACCAATAGCATTTTGTGACTTTGATATACCATGTCAGAAAGTGTTAGCAAAAAACTTTCCAAATATTCCTATTTATAATGATGTAAAGGAGATAGCAAATGACCCAGGAAAATTTATTCGGCAACCTATCGGAGTCCTTAGTGGAGGATACCCATGTCAACCATTCTCGACAAGTGGCAAAAGACTCGGATCGGAAGACCCTCGACACATCTTTCCGTATATCCATGAAATTGTTAAACAAGTTAGACCCTCTTATTGTGTTTTCGAAATT